CAGCAGTTGTGTTACTTCATCTCTGACACCATTAAGTTTTAATGTATCTTTAATGAATCGTTCGTACAACTTATAGGCATCACGTTGATCGTCAGCAGTTGATATTGCCCTAAAGTTATTTAAGGCGTCTTTGGTAAATTCGGAAAGCGCTTCTTCTGTTGCTCCAGAACTTTTTAAAGATAGATACATGTTCTTCACGGCAGCTATACGGTCAGAGTCGGTGCCGTTAATAACTATTTGCGAAGCAGGAATGTTAGTAAGCAACCTTGAATTCTTGAGTGGTGTTTTTTCAATAAGATATTTAACTGGGTATGTACTTATGCCAGCTTGAATATCTTTGATTCTGGTGCTTAAAGTACTTGCACCAATTGCATACTGATTAACCAATTCAGCTTTTACCGCTTCTGGAGTTTTTGATTTTGCTAAACGTTGAATAGTTTCTGGAGAAAGTTTCCAATCAAACTTCTTAGCTATTGCTAACTCGTCTCCTTCTTCTGCAATTTCTTTGATGGCTTTAACTGCCGTAGGGTTGACATCCATAAACCTATTCCATTTTTGAACATCAAGAGATAACCCTGTTAATGATTTTGTTAAACCAGCTTGAGCATTTAAAGCCAATCTGTAAGAAGCAGCATCGGCTTTGGTTAAAGTAGGAACAATCCCCGAAGCAAACTTAACAGCTTCAGCTAAATCGTCTGTGTTTCTTAAAGCCGTTGGTAAATTTTTTGCAAGAATTCCAGCCGTTTTAACTCCCCTGTATGCATATTTGGTTGGATCTGGTACAGCTACCGTAACCATAAAATCAAAAAATCCAGATACCCCGTTATACCAAAGACCTTCTTCTAATCCAACACTTGAAGCTATACCTCGACCAATTGTAAAAGCAGATCCATTAATCATGCCTCTTGTTCTTCTAGCAGCTTCAGATTGTTGAGCTTGCAGTTCTTCTGTAATAAAAAATCCATCGCCTTGATCGTCCCAATTTTTTAACAATTGGACCAAGCTAAAAGAATCTAAAGCGTCTTTAACTGAATAACTTCTCTTACTTCCTTCTTTGGTGCCAAGTGTTCCAAGTGAAAAGATAGTTTGCAACGCTTCTGGAATTGCAGCACCAGTACTTATCGCTACTCGGGAAACACCTTTAATTGCCCCATAAACACCAGGGTCTCCAAATTCAAAGAAGCTTCTATCTACTGTTTTGTTTTCAGATACAGCTTTTACCGCTTCACGTGTTTTGTCGGTTAATGTATATTGTTTTGCTTTTCCATATAGGTCATGGGCAGAAGATGGGTTGTCAATAAAATTGCGGGCATACAGTTCCGATGCTTTATCTACAGCTTGATCGCTTGCATAGTTCTTAGCTAAAGAAAGTTGAACGTTGGCTGGCATCCAAGGCGCTCTGTCATTGATATATGAAACACGTTGAGTAACCAATGGGTCAACAACTGTGGGTTGAACAGGCTGTTGTTTAGTTGCAGTCTCTTGAAGAATTACAGATTTAGTCTGCTTATCTAATTTGTTTTGCCAAGACATTAACTTGTCTCGTATTTGTCAATTAAATCACCGAGTCCACTATTTGGATCAAACCGTGCAATGTTTCGCAACTCTGTTACTGCATCGTTAAGTGGATTTGGAATTCTAATACCTGCTTGTGTTGGCCCCATACCTGGACCGAACGGAGCGCCAGCAGTAATTGGTTCGTTAGGATTGTTAGTCATAGCAAGCAAATCAATTGGTTTTCTTGGTGCTTGTTGTTGTACTTGTCGATCTCCAGCAGCAGGTCCAGACGGCACTTGTTTAAGTCCATCCATAAGTTTCTTAACTTCGCCATACTGGTTACTTGGCCCCACCTTTGGTGTCATGGTGCTGCCAATAACGTTTGCTTTATTTTGTAAGTCTGTTCGTATTGCCATCTCAGCCTCCGAGTTGTGCTAGTAGTGCGTCTAATCCTTGTGGTCCAGGAGGTGGTTGCATTGGAGATTCCGCACCCATTCCTGCAGGTGCTAAACCAGGCATAGCCTCTGGCGAACCAGGAGGGACTAATGCTGCTTGTCTGTCTCGTGCACGTTGATCTGTGCGCTTAACGGCTTCATACAAAGTTACATTCTGTTCAACAACCAAGCGGGTTAGATAAGCCAAATCTTCTGGTTGATATGGTCCATTTGGATCTACTGCCTGTTGTTGAATAGAGCTAAGCAATGCTGACTCAACACCTTCAGAAATGATTCTATCATGTTCAAGATCTGGGTCAGAGATTAGTGGGTCTGCTTCTCGTGCAGATTCTTTGCTCATCAATCCAGTACCCAGTCTTTGTCCAAGACCTACAATCAATCCGTTTACATCTGAACCAGCAGCCGAATATGTTACGTAATGGAAATCGTTGTTCCATAGTTGATTAGGAACATAGATAGACATGCCTGCTGCGGCTCGACCTGGAATGTAGAACGACTTCTGAAATTGACCCCAGTACGCTCTTTCAATAGCAATAGCAATCTTGTCCTCTTGAATTAAAGATGACTCAAAGATTGCTTGTGCTTCCTGTACACGGTAGTCAACTGTTGCCGACAGTACCGAATCTCCACGACGTCCAGTACGGATGTTGCTTCCTGATTCTCCACCAAACTCTGCAGGGATAGCACCCTCTAAACGTTCTTGACGCTCAAGACGATCCAATGCTGTATCAGTTTTGTATCCAGGGTTCACTTGTAACTGTTGAATATCTCCACCCTTAACAACACCAAGCTGTCCAGTCTTGCCGTCAGCAACTTGAATGATCTCAGGGTTCTCTCCTGAACGTGCAATCAAATATTCTTCAGGGAAGATACCACGCTCAATAGCAATTTCTGTAAGCGCTTGCAAACGTGCACGTGTGTAGTACATGCCAAGAACGCCGTCAAACTGACCGCGTGGCGAATCTAAAGTGATACGTCGTGGGTTAACAACAAGTGGCATACCTGTACGGTTTGGGATTTGCTCCAACATAGTTGCATTAAAGCCACCGTACATAAGAGCATCTTCGTATGAATCATCTGCGTTACCAACAACACAAAGCTGAATACCTTCAGGGGATACATACTCAAGCAACAAGAACTTCTTGTCAACTTCTAAATCTTTAACACCAAGTTGCCCAAGCAACATTTCACCGTATGTACGAACCAACCAAGATACGGTTACACGGTAAGCAAAAATACAATCGTAAGGTAGTGGATCATCTGCGTCTTCTACTGGGGCAGCGTAGGTATCAAGAGGATTACGTACGGTCCATGTAGGCATTGAAGTTTTAAAGTTTGGTTTAATAACTACTGGTGCGTTTGAATAAGCCAACAGATGTCGAGCCCTGCGGCGCAACTTCATATTCATTCTGTTGTGGTCCCAGATAGCAAGCATTGCTTGTTTCTTTTGACGAGCCTGATTCTTGGCCCGTTCAGATCCATCTTTTGTTGGAGGGAAGAAAGGCTGTGGCATTGTTGATGCAACACGCATAGACATCTGATCCAAACCCTGAACGAGCAAGTTAGCTACAGATGTTTTAGAGTTCCTATCTAGTTCGTTAAGTGGAACAACAATGTCTCCGTTGGCAAGATCGCGGACACGCCGCATTTGCTCTTTGATCGGTCCGTCGTTTTTCTTTCGTTGATTGTAAAGCTCAACGATCTCTTGAGCAGCAAGCATTAAAACCTACGACCACCAAGCAAATTAGCTAAAGCCGTAGGCTGCCTATTGTTATTTTTTTTAGGTGCAGCTTTCTTAGCTGGAGCTTTCTTGGCTGGAGCTTTCTTGGCTGGAGCCTTCTTAACTGCAGCTTTCTTAGCTGCTTCACTAATAGGTTTAGGTTGTTTCAACGGATCTTGACTTGCTGGAGTTTTTGCTTTTGGTGCAACTCCACGCATTTTGTTAAGTCGTTCAACAGCTCCTGCACGCCTTCGTTCTCTTGCTAAATCTGCTGCTGTTCTACCAGCTGACCGTTGATTATTAGCTCTAATAAATTTTTGATTCTTTGTAATAAAATCTTGTCTAAGAGTACCTGACAATTTATCTAGTTGACCTTTGCCACCAGTATTAAACCATGTATTAAATTGATCTTGAGTTTCAAATGTATTTCGGAATGTTTGTCCTGTTGGTTTTGTTGACAAGGCTGGTTTAGCAGCTGGCTTAGCAACTGGCTTAGCAACTGGCTTAGCTGCTGGTTTAACAGCTGGTCTACCTGCGCTGCCAGACGATGTAATAGTTTTACCTTCAATACCTAAACCGCGTGAACGGAATACTGGATTACCGCCCACACCTTGTTGACCAATATTTAAAGTTGATCCTGGTGCTGGTACATCTTGATACGGTGCAGCCTGTGCATCAGCTTTTTTAAACGTAGGTTTTTTAGCTGGAGCTTTCTTAGCTGGAGCCTTTTTGGCTACTTCGGTTTTAATGTTTTCTACAACCTTGGCATTCTTTAAACCAAGTTCAATTTGTTTATCTGCTTGTGTTTGCAAATTTGTTTGTTTAGAATTTTCAACCATAACATCAGCTTTAGCTCTTCTTTGTGCAGGTGTTACCGATGGCATAGCATCAGCTTTAGCTTTTCTTTGTGCAGATGTTACCGATGGTGATTTAGTCGGAGCCTTCTTGGCAACAGGAGCTTTCTTGGGAACAGGAGCCTTTTTAGCAACAGGAGCAGCTGGCATATCAAACACACGATCAACAACTCGTTGACCACGTGGCAATTGAAGCGGAGGTTTTTTACCTGTTAACGTTTTTGTTTGAACTACACTTACAAATTTTGAAGCTTTACTAGCTGCTCTAGCTCCTCTTACCGAAGTTGAAAGATATCCTACGCCAGATACATTTGCAATTCCCGTTACTACTCCCAACAATCCTTCGCCAATTCTGTTTTTTAAAGGAGCGCTTTTGTTATCCATAGCTCTTTGAATTGCAGCAGAGCCAGTTGCTTCATCTATAAATAGATCTATGTTTCTTTTAGCAGATGCAGCGCCAGACACAATATCTTTACCAAGTTGTTTAAATCCAGTTCCTTTAGATTTGCTGCTTGTTTGTACTGTGCCAGGTTTAAATCCAGGGACAGGTTTACGCATAGATGGTGAGACATATCCGCCAGTTTGTCTCACGGTAGGTGCAGGCGTAGGTGTAGTGTTGTTGTTGTTGTTGCCAGTAAATTTGGCAACATCTGTAGGTGTATAGAAACCTGCACGTTGTACGTCACCGCTAGCAAACTTCTGTCGAAGAGCAGCTCTGCGTTCTTTGGTTACTTCAGCCCCAGACTTTTCAAGTTCTTTTACACGTGTCTGTACGTAGAACTGTTGACGTGCCTTTGCTGGATCTAGATCAGGTTTTGATTGGACGAACTCTTTACGTTGCCTGATCCGCTCTAGTTCTTCTGGGGTACGCTTTTTCGCCATTTAGTCTCCAATTCCTGTATGTATAAAATAGCACACGCTATATCCAAGAAGGACGCCACATCTTTGGAGGGGCATGAAGTGGACGCAACGATGGCATATGTAGTTCAGCAAACCAATGCGCCATTACCAAGTCGGTGCCGTTCTTCTTATCTCTAGTCCAAGAAGCCATCTCATCTACAAAAGCCATGGTCTTCCAGTTGGCACGCATGGTTGGAATTCTTACTTGACCTGAACGCCAAAGCGGTGGCAGCAAAGCTTCCACACCCAGGTTCTCGTCAAACTTGTTACGTGCTGTTGTGTGTGGCACTACGTTCACCCCATGCAAAGCTTGCCATCTACGAACAAAGTCGTGGGCTAACAAGAATCGTTGAGCTGCGTTAATCTCTACAATCCAATGAGATATCGGATAACCGTAAGCCATTGAACGGTTCTGCCATTCTTCCATGATCCCACCAAACTGGCGGGTCTGTGTGTCGTAACCAAGTAAGTCTTCTGCTGTTAGCTTTACTCGTTCTACGTCAACAAGGTATCTAAGGTTAGTGGATGGTTGATACAGCCACCATTGCAACGCCCAGAACATTGTTGGTGACGGGTCTACTGATGCAATAGAAATAATTGGTGGCACTAAACCTTCAGGGATATATCCTGCTTGTCGGTCATTATCGATGCAGCCTGGGTATAGTACGCCGTCTGGACCTAGACCACCAGTTGCCCACACACGGTTAATCAAGTAATGATCTTCCGATATATCTTTTTGTTGATAGACAACATCAAACTTTCCAGGGGAGCTGTGTCTTACGTATGATAGATCTTTCCATGAAAGACGGAATGGTTCGAGTAGCGGTCCATTGGGCCATGCTTCTGCGTCTTGTCGTCGAGACTTAGGACCATCATCTAGTTCTTCGTAGTAAGCTTTATAGATCAAGTGATGATACTTGTATGTCTTAACTGGTTCTTTATCTTCAGATACATCGGTAACATCAGCGCCGTCATAGTCGTCTGCGTCGTAAGCAACTTTGGCAAGACAATGCGCGTAAAGATCTAGCGGTCCGAGACGTTGACCGATAACAGCCAACATGCCACCTGGATCAACACGGGCTTCTGCCATTGAATCCCAACGTTCAATAAGTTTGTCACGGGCAACAGACTCTTTGCTGTTCTCTGGTGATGCAACGTCGTCAAACAAACATAGATCGGCACGATGTCCGATGAACTCTGATTCGATACCGTATGCGCTTACTGTTGGCTCTTTGTTATCCAGACCACCAGATCCTTGTTGTTCTACTACGAACTCCTCTGCACGCCACAGGGCGCCAACATGGTTTGGCCTGAAACGCCCATAGTCCAAAGACAGGCATCCTTCTGCGTTGATAGCCAATCCTTTAGCAACCATGTCTGGGTCAGGGATAAGTGGCGATGTACGCTCCAAGGTTTCACGGATACGACGTGAGTACATCTTTGCAAGAGTTTGAGAGATTGACCCGATCATTACACGGATTGCTCGGTTGCGTACAATACACCAAACAGCTACGTCGTGGAACAGCGTCGACTTACCTACACCTGGAGGACAGTTAAGAACCATGAACTGTTTCTGTGAATCTTCAAGCATTGCCACAATCTGGTATGCAGCATCAACCTGCCACGGTGAAGGAACACGCCCCAGATACACGGCACGGAAATAATCAAAGTCTTCTAATCCGCGTTGCGCTCTTTCAGACAACCTGCTAGATGGGATGACAGGTGGCATGTTAACCATCTCCACTCTGTCTCTTTCAACAGAACCTCTACCACCACTTGGCTTAGCTAACTTGACTTGTTCTAACTCAAGTTTGGCTTCAGTTTCTTTTGCTTTAGAACGCCACTTAACTGCTGTGTTATAGCAAACACCAGAGATACGTGCAGCTTCTTTAGTAGATACACCAGATTGTAAAGCCTGCCAGAACAGCGCTCGATCTTCAGCCGAGATCGCCCTTCTACCTTGGGACATTACTTTTTCTTATTAATATAATTCATCATCGTGTTCTGGAGATTCAGTTTCCCTTTGGCTGTAAGTTTGCCACCAATCTCTTCAACATAATCCCCAACCTTATATTTCTTAACAATGCTTTCAGCTGCTTTAGCTGCATCATATTCCATCCCTGCTTCAGTAGAAGGCATACGCCCAAAAACTGGGTGGTCTGGTGAGAACTGTTTTGGATTAGTTGAAGCCGACGGGCGCGGCAAACTACTTTTAGGTAATTTAATAGCACCAGCTTTATAAGCTTTATAATAACTGTAAACCCCTGCGCCGCTCATAAGGGCATTAGCAATAGTGTAGCCATCCATACCCATGCTCAGCTGGTTACGCACAGCATCAGACTCTCCGCCGCCTTCTTCTATCTTAGTTTCGTTAGAGACTGGGTTGGTCATTGATTCTTTATACTCAGATAACGAACCGTAATAGTTAACGCGACCAGATTTCTTTTTTTGCATGTTGCTAACTATACACCATGGTGCTAGAGTGACCAGACTTACAACGAGCTAAAGCACGGGCCGTACTCTATTCGCACAGAGCGGGGCATTGAACACCAGGCAACTGGGGTAGATCTCCCATGACTGGGAGAAGCGACGTGATGAACGATACATCATCAACTAAGGTGTCGGCTAAATGCTTAGCTACGGCGACCTGCTCCATGAAGGATGCGAACCGTGGGGGGAGCTGACAAGTCTGCCTCAATACACAACAGTTAACCAGCGTATGTGTACCGTATGCACACAAACTAGCGCCGTAAACCACAGAAAATGTAACAAATCTACACATATACAGGACGGGTATTACCCCCCCCTGGGGGTAGGGTAGGCTAGGCAGACCCCTAGTTGCCTAGAGACCTACCTAGCCTGAGCCTTACTTCTCTACGCTGTAGAGTGTATAGCCCATTTCGCCCTTGGCGAAGTTTGCGCCTACTGTCTTAACTTTCTTGTCAATTCTGACAAGTGTTGGACTTCCGAAACGGTTTACGAGTTTGACGAGTTCGGACTTCTTACAGTCTCCAAGCCCATCAAATATCTTTGCACCGTAAACGGCATCACCTGTCTTCTTACTGCCTGAGACTAAGCCCCAAGCACCTATCTTTTCTTTAGTCGCCATTTGGTTTACCCCTTTTTTATTGGCTCATCAGTTCGGTTGAACTGACTACAACCATTGAAGCACACTCTCAGGGCTGTGTCAAATCAGGCAATTTTCGGCGTATATATGAAGCAATCTCTACGCCGTATCCCCTAAGCGTTACGCCCTACGCATACACTAAGCCGTTATCGGTAGTCCTACACAATAACGCTATCGGTAGCAGTAGGGTATCGCCCCCTAGAGACTAAAGGGGTTAAGTCTCTAAGGGGCTTTACAACCCTAACGGTCAGCCGTAACCAACCAAGCAACAATGAATACAATTAGGGTAAATGTCTTACTCATTATGTCATAGTCCCTTCTCCTTCCATATTGTTTGTTTCCATTGAGTTGTAATCACTCATCATCAGGGTCGAACAATCCAAATAAGCCTTTGCCTTCTTTAATGTCTTCTGCGATATCTTCTTTGACCATACCCATAATCTGGTCATACATCACAGGGCTTTGAGCCTTGAGCATTAACGGTTGAGACAGGTGAGTATAAGTGTTTCTTAAGAACTTATAGTCCCACTTGTTGTCAAACTGGTCAAGGTCAGGTGCTTCATCTTCGTTGGTATCCCACGACTTGGTTATCTTATCGCCAGTCGCCAATATCTTTTGGAACACAAGGATATTACCCAACACCATAGCCTGAACTGAATAGTCGTGGCGTTTAGCCCTAGCAACTAAGCCTGCTGGTTCTTTCCATTGACTAAGGATAAGCGCAGTCTTTAAGTCGCCTAAGAATTTAGGGAACTTAGATAACGGGATATCGTCAGTAATGAGTGTAACCTTGCCTGCTTGGTAGTTCTCTTCGTCAAGTTGGTCAGAGCGACCATTGCTAACCAGTTGCCCATCTCCTGACTCTATGGCTTCTTTGGCATCTTCGGTGTCCACAACTTGGATTGTATAGAACTGTGTCTCTTTGAGTGGCTTGTCTTTATCCATCTCTTTGATTAGGTTCTTGAATATCACTATGCCTTCAGTCAATGCGTCTGTAGGTTCAGCGATACGCTTACTCTCTTCGTTGATTAGGTTCTCTACTTCTGCCATTATGTCTTTGTCTTCCATTGTCTTAACCTTTCCCTTGTAGTTGTTTTAGTTTGGTTATTGCTTGGTGATTAGTTCTACAGACAGTAACGCCAAAGCGTTGAACTATTCTGTCGCACTCACCACTAAGGTCTACATTTTCTTGGTCTCTCATACCAGTAACTCTTTGGTCGCTAATCCAAATAACTGGCTGACGAGAGTTCTCTCTTAGTTCCTTAAGCCCATACATAAGTGCTGGTGCGTCACAACCATTACCACCTGGAAAGTGTGGCAACTGACGCACCCTACGACCTTTACGGGCTACCACCCAAGCGTTAGGGTTTTCTTGACTGACTGATGAACCAGTTGAGTAGCAAAGGATTGTAGCCCCTGCTGACGCTTGTATCATCTCGTCAATCTCCCTTTCGTCTATGTTCATAGAGCCTGAGCAGTCAATGACTACGACTGCCCCTATCGCTCTAGTCTTGCGAGTAAAGATACGCTGTTCAGGGTCAGAGTATATGCGACTGATATTCTTAATCGTTCTACCCGTATCTGTATACATTAACTTTCTACCCATCTTGCCAGTATGGACTAAAGGCAACTCAGGTTTAGACACAATCAACGGATACCAACGGTCTGAGCCATCAGAGTAGCCAGGTTTGCCACCCTTTTGGTCTGCGTAAGTATCACCGTTCTTCTTGATTGTTTCTTCTTGTTCTCTTGTCTTGAAGTTGCCAGAAGCATATCTCGATAAGCGTTCTATCTCTCTAGCAAGTTCTTTGTATACCTTGTAAGCCTTCTTACGGTCATAAGCACTACTGCTATTTATCCGTGAGACTGCTCGCCAGTTCCAACTGCCTTGTTCGTAATCACTAGCAAGAGAACTACCACAACTCGTAAGCAAATCAGCGACAGGTTGTATCGTGATATCACGAACTATCTGCTCAAATGCTTCGGTGTTACAGTAACTCAACGCCTTTGCGATTAACTCTTCGTTAGGTGTTGGCTCACTAAGCATAAGAGATAATGCTTTGGTGTTTAACACATTGGTTGTTGGGTCGTCATTGAACGCAGTCTTGTATGCTGTGTTAGCAAGTATCTGCTCAGCATATTTAAGACTTGTTGGTTTGACTTTCCAACTCTTAGCCAATCGCTTAGAGTTAGCCAACTGAAATCGGCTAAGCACTAATGCGAAACGCCTAAGGCGACGGCTTGTTATGCCTTCACCAGTAGGTGCTTGGTAAGTGTGTGGTTTAGTAGGCGTTCCGAACTGAACACTCACACCGTCAAGGTCTGTTGGTGTAGCACCAGACTGATAACGGTTATGAAATAAATCAGGTCTTTGACCTAACGCTTCTGGAACTAAGGTATGCCTTGGTTGTTTACTTTCCATTTCGTTTCCCCTTTTTGTTTATGGCTTTGATAAGTGCGTCTGCTAACGACCCTGTTGCTTTACCGTCATCAGTAATAACTTCATCAGGGTTGTCTTCAAACCTAAGAACTGAGAACACTTCAGACCTGTTGGCGACAAGCATTAAGCGAACTCGTCGTCTATCAGGGTGTTTACTTGGTGCTTCATCAGGCTCTTTGTTCTTGGTGATAGGTGCTGCCCAACCACAAGTGATAACTCCCAAGTAACTATGGGTATCTAACACTTGGGCTACATCATCACCTTCAAGTAGGTCATAGACATCACGATTAGAACTAACTGTCGTAATGTCTTGAACACTTGCGTTGTTATCTGACAAGCACTCAATAGCGAGTAGTTGTGCTTCACCAATAGAGAAGCCAAGTTTCTGGGTATGTATGATACCTTCGGAACTTGTTGCTACTGTCTCAATAAGTTTAGTAACCATTACGCTTCCACCTTTCGCAAGTTAATGCTGTCAATGATTTGCTCTGCTAATCTTGGCAAGCAAATCTCTACTGACTTGTGTAACTCATTGGTAGCACCGTAAAGTTTGGCAAACTCTACGAAGTTTCTAAGTGAGTAACGGTCTGACTTGTCTGTTCGTGAGACCACATTGAACGCTAAGTCCCTGAGATACTCAGGCAAACTAGCAATAGCGTCAGGGTGTGGCTCAGTTATTTCTAACTGAACAACTAGACGGTCTTGAATAGCACGCCCTAAGTCGTCAGGTTCACCGTTCATAGTGGCTACAACGCTGAAGCCTTCTGCTGGTTTGATTGTCTCACCAGTATCAGGGTTCTGCCACGAAGAACTAGCGTGTGTGTCGATTAGAGACATAAGGCGACTCTCAATATCGCCATTGACTCTGTTGATTTCATCAACGACTAAACGACCACCAGTTCTCCAAGCCTTGATAGCAACGCCTTCGTGGAACATAAGTTCCCTAGAGCCATTGACTACTGTTGGCTTATACATACCGATTAGGTCTGCGTCAGTCATCTCTTCTGTGCAAACTAGACGGTAAGCGTTCTCAGGATTAGTGTGGTAGTTCATAGCAAAGTATGTCTTCCCAGTTCCTGGTGCGCCGTATAGCAACACTCGCCCTAGGTTGTTACCTAGCGCATAACTTGCCTTGTCCCAAGGGCTTGTGAAGCCTTGGGTTTCTGTTGTTTCTTGTTCTACTAGCATTTTATTCTCCCTTGTTGTTTGTTGTTTGGTTGTTGTATTGCTTATTACTTTGAGAGTTGAAGACTCTCAAACCTTGTTGTTAATGCTTGTTTAATTTCTTTAATCAAAGGCAGTTCTACTTGGCTGTAAATTAACTCGTTATGAAAACTCACGGTTGAGTTCACTAACTTCTCTGCCTGTATACGGGTTACAGTTTCTATGATTTCTTCTAGCGTCATAAACTCCCTTTCGTTGTGTTGATAAAAAATATACTTGCTAAGGGTCGTGGGTATATCAGCCACGATTTACTGAGCGCATAGCAACGCTGGGGGGTAAGTGATAACGCAATAGCAAAATTTGCGTCGGGGAAAGTCTTACACGCCCCGTCGTCGCTGTCAAATCGGGGGTAAAATTTCGCAGTAAGAAGCAGCGCGCGCGCGTGCGCCTGCGCCTGCGTGCGCGCGCACATACGCGCGCGTCACGACAGGCCCGTTACTGGTAGCAGTCGTTACTGGTAGTGGTCACCAATGAAAGCAAGCAGCAATCAATGCGTCTACTAATTTACTTTCGCCTTGTTTGATTTTGGATTTAGCATACGTAACATTGTCTGCGTTGTCGCCTTGTCGGGTGATGATGTGCACGCCCCGAGGTGTAGTCAATGTGGTTAGATGCATAGTTACTTTGTCTTCGCAGTCTGCTGCGTTCTTATCTAAATCAAGGGCAATCTTAGATGCCCAAACTTCTGATCGAGTGATGATACCTACACATCCATCTGACTTGCATTCACGTATCATGTCCTCGTCATAGAGAGCTGTATATAAATCACCGTAGGTTTCTTTGTATCTGATTGCAAGAACCTGTGAGTCATCTTCGATTATCTCTGAGTTCACAATAGTTAGCTCGTCGTCTGTGTTTAAAACGAGATACCAGATCTCTGTTGATGAATCATCTATCGCATCCTTGGATGCAAAGAACTCTTCTATCTTGATGAAGTCTTCAAGCTCTTGGTCAAGTCCTTCTTGGTTGATGTTGTCGTACGCTTCGCGCATGATGTCATCTATTTGATCTTCAAACCCCACGTACTACCTCCTGTTTAGCTCGGTACAAAGCGTAATCTTTAGCACGCTCTACTGCTTCAGGTGATAACTTATTTGATACTCCAATAGCTAACTCTGCAATCACAGCACCCATGTGTGGCGCTGCCTTAATTGCGCATACTAGTAATTCAACTAACAGGTTCTCCATCAATTCTAAATCTTCAGTTGAGAACAGATTTGTTGTCATTTCGTTTTCCCTTCTCTGTCATTTGTTTGTTTGAATGATTGTTTGCACACGTTGGTGGTTCCGATAATTTAACGTGTGTTATTAACTCCATATTACATTGGTTGCAACGCCATTCTTGTTTCATTGATTGATCCCTCCCTGCATGGGCACGGCTTAACATAGGTAACTGTACGCCCATTCTCTAGTTGCCTTGTGTACCTTTCGTTTGTTGTAGTGATGCCATCGTCCCAGCCTGAGCCGTAACACACAGGGCATACTGATGTTTCTTCTTTAGGTTTCAGTTGTTTCATTACTTGCTTCACTCTATGCAGCGACGGGAAGTGTCCATCTTTTTCTATTATAAGTAGAGCTGATCGGCAAAGATCAACTGATGCTTGTCGTAGTTCTTTATCTTCTCGCCATCCTGCTTTGATTGTGTTGCGTGCTAGCTGTGTGCCAGGGTATAGCGCACACAATCTATCTACGAATCGCTCTATGTTTTCTGGCAGCATCAACCCTCCGTTTGTCTATCTCGTTTTCAATAACAACTACACAGTTGTATAGCTCATCTTCTTCTAATCTACCTACGAAAGCACGTCGCAAGAACTTGGACATACTCATTAGCATCTCGTCTGTCATAGTGATTTCTTTGCCCATTCCACCCTCGCCTTGTGTTTACGTCGTTCGTTTAATGTCATACCACCCCATATTCCGTAGTGTATGTGGTTGTCGATAGCAAAATTTAAGCACTTGTCTTGGACTTTGCAATCCCCACATAGCTCTTTGATCGCTGCTCTTTCTGCGGTGCTGTTGCCACGCTCGGGAAAGAACAGGTCGGTTGATAAACCTTTGCAGGCTGCATCATCTGACCAGTCAAAGTCTTTGTTAAATAAAGACCATTCGTTTAGTAGTTCCATATCCCTTTCCTTTTTGTCTCTCATTGGTTTCCTATCCGATATTCCAGGGACTCCACCCCGCAACGTCGTAAAGGAGTTTGCCTGCTATCAAGTTTGTGAGCGGGTCAAACAGTATAGACTGCTCGCACGCCTTAAGTCTCTTGCAAATAAGCCCATGATATTGGGCATGATCTTGCTTCCAATGCACCCCATTGATCTGGAGTAGCCCTGTGTCTGACCTGTGGCTCCACTCGGAAACCCTTATAATGTTGCAGTTCTTATCAACCACGTCACCCCCAGCACGGTTGGGGCAGCCACCTGATTCTCTCAAAATTATCTGACCAAGTTTCTGCCATGTAGATTTCGGCCACCCAGCTTGTGCTGCCAAAACAGGGAGCCACGATATATCCCCGTGCTTGAACACTATCGGTTTCGCAAGGTCCAGCTTCTCGTGATTCACGTGCCTCACTTGCCACCTGGTCGAGGAAGATGTCAAGATTGAATCTGAAGAGGGGGCTATTGCAGCGTGGACTTGTGAGCCCAGCGTAATAATCCCCATCAATGGCACGGCTAAGCACCGTATAAGTTTTCTCATTGTTCCCTTCCATTATAGTTTACTCCTGTATCCCTTATGAAATAAGGCTTATGATTTCTGTGAATTCTGTGAGTGTCATTAACACGATACCTTCTGTTGTTCCGTCTGGCATTGCCACCATTATAAATGGACGAATGTCACCCAGCGCCTTTGCTTGATCGCTCTGTGCTTTCGCGTTTTTGAATCGTGTATAAATCGGACCGACTTGAATGCCCGCTTTAACCTCGGTACGAAAAGCGCCACCCCAGTTTTCTTCGTGACGGGTAAGATGACCACCCAACCCAAGTTTCTTGCGGGCACGACGTGCTTTTGAATCGCCTTTAGATCTGTTACGTTTACCCCTAGCCGTAGGGTCGCCACAGTCTCGAATCCTACGCGAACCATCACGACTGGCGCGCCCAAGCGTTCCGAAGAGTGGGCAGCCCGTTGCGCTGCATTTACTTTGGTTTCCTTCACAATACCCTTTCCTTTCATCCATGTTGTTTGAGTGCTTCGTTAAGTAAAACTCTAATCGTTTCAGATCTTGTCTTGCGTATCCGTTTGGATACCTTGTTGACCTGCTTGAGCAACTCGGTATCCAAACGAACAGCGATTAAAGTTTTAGCTATCTTGCTCACTTGTATTGGGTGATAAGCGCTGATGCTTCACCCTTGGTAAGTTCGTCAAGCTTTGTGATGTTGCGATTGACAGCTACGCTACAAACATCTGCGACTTCTTTGTTGTCGGAGATACCTTGGTTGCGTAACACGGCACGTAACATACCTAGTTGTTTAGGAGACGCTGCTTCCCCTGGGTTTTTGATAGAGATGTTTCGTGGTTGTTCTTGCTCACCATCTTCTACATAGGTAGCACCGTTACTGACCAGCTCATCCATGATTTCGTTTACATTGTTCTTTGGGCTGGCAGCCACAGGGGTTGCTCGCTGTACCTTCTGCATCTCTTCACGGCTAGGGCGTGCACCCTTGGCTGCGTACCCACAGTTAGCGAGAGCCCTGCCAATGGCGCTGGTCTCTGCGTTCTCTGCGTGTGAGGTGCGGTTTACTGGGCTTGCACCCCGTAGTTCTTCTGCATACCCGCTTGCTACTGGCCTTACATCTTCACGGTCAAAGTAAACCTCTGCTCGTATAAGGATGCGTGTGTCGTCGTAGTAGTGGATGGATGTAATGACCCGACCATCTGTGTGGTCAGCCCAAAACTTTACAAGTCTGTCTTCGACTGTTTCGTAATTATCTAAGTTGAACCCTGGCATTGTTATCTCCTTACCTTTGTTTTGAGGACACGGAATTCCGTATCCTTCCTGTATTTCTTTGACAAGACTGGATGGTCTTTATCAAACCTTGATGAATCAAACACGTTGCGTGTCTGTGTCTTCCATGTTACGACGATATCGCCGTTGAGTATTCCTTCCTCTGCTTCTTTCATCATTAGACCAAGCTCTGCTTTGAGTCCGCTTTCAAGTTCTTCAAGTTCTTTCTTTGCTTTCTTTACTTGTTCTAATTGATTGACAACTTCTATTGCTGTCGATGGAAGAATCGTTTGTGTACTTGATGACTTGTTGTACAGATCAGATACGTTATCGTAAGAAAGTTTTGCTACCTCAGGCACCAACCCTTGCTCAATTAAATTTAGGAACTCATCAACTGCGGTAATGTGAATCTGTTGTTCGTCAGATGTAATGATCTGTGTGTGCTGGTGTAGTTCAAGGTTGCTGTCAAAGATACGCCATTCAATTTGATTAGTACCTGCACAGATGGATTGTTGTACACCTTGCCAATACCATTGACGTGGCAGTACACCTTCCCAACGTTTCTTGGTTGTCTTGATTTCAAACGGTATACCATCGCTGGTGATTGCGTCAAGTGTGGCAATCATGCGAGCATCTCCATTCTCGAAGCAATACATAATGTCTGGGGTAAGCAAAGCAATGTCTTCTAGATCGGATGTCCATTGGATTAGGACTGGTTCAAGTCGGTTGCCTCGCTCCATTGCAGCGTTGGCTGGCTTGGGTTGCGGTGCTTCGTCAGCAAGTAGTTCTACTGCGAGATCTCCTGGTGTCATGTACTCGTGCTCATTGTGTACT